ATGTATAATGGACTTAAGAAAGCCGGTCTGATACCTCCGTCGTTGAACGACGAGTACCTGGACGCGGCTATAAATGATGTAATGCGTATAGTTTGTTCTAATATTCGTGAGAGTGATTGTCGAGTATTGTCAAATCTGGAAGCTGTCACTGGGGTAGAAGGTGATGACTGTTTGCCCCCTATCAAACGCAGTTCTTCCGCTGGTTATCCTTGGATTTCTGAACGGAAAGGCATGGGTAAGACGAAATGGCTAGGGAGTGACTCTTATTCCTTGTCTCCAGATGTGGAATTTGTTATGCATGAGCGTGAACGACTGGCAAAGCTAGGAGTACGTTACCCCACTTTTTGGATAGACACATTGAAAGACGAACGTCGGCCATTAGACAAAGTTGCTATTGGCAAGACGCGTGTTTTCTCAGCGGGTCCGATGGATTTTACTTTATCTTTTAGGAAATATTTCCTTGGCTTTGCTGCACATTGTACCCGTAATCGTATTGATAATGAAATCTCCGTTGGGACAAATGTTTATTCGCATGATTGGTCTAAGACTGCTAAGAAATGCACTACGAAAGGTAACAAGGTCATTGCTGGTGATTTTTCTAATTTTGATGGAACTCTGCTTCTTCCGATTTTGTATCGCATTCTTGATATTGTGAACGAATTTTATGACGACGGAGAAGAGAATGCATTAATTCGGCACGTTCTTTGGAAAGAGATAGTTAACTCTGTGCATGTGTGCGGTGATAATGTTTACGCGTGGACTCATTCGCAACCTTCAGGGTGTCCCATCACTGCGATTTTGAATTCAATTTTCAATTCGGTGAGTATGAGATATTGTTGGATGATTGTTTTTAAGAATGAGCCTACTTTGCAATCGATGAAGATGTTCAATAAACATGTGGCTATGGTATCGTATGGAGATGATAATGTTATTAACATTTCCGATGAGATTTGCGAACGCTTTAACCAAATTACCATTGCTGAGGCTTATGCTACTCTTGGAATGATATATACAGATGAGAGTAAGTCCGGCGAGATGGTCAAGTATCGTGACATTAAAAGCGTGGCTTATCTCAAACGAAAATTCGTTTGGAGTGAGGATGAAATGATTTGGCTTGCCCCTCTTGCTATGGAAACT